ATGAACAAAATCAGGTTTTCGCGAGACTGCCAGCGGAGCCGCATGGAACCGCGTAGGCCCGGCAGATAGCGCATCCGGACCGTGTGCGACAACTCGCCGCCGGTTTGTTGCCGCCGAACACTTTCCGCGTACGAACTAGCTTCCACGCTGGCCCGCCGAACGGCAAAGCGTTCCCAGGTTTGGAACGTCTCCCCGAAATCGTTCGTGGAATCGACCGGCGCTTCCACCACGACAATTTCCCGAAGCGGCCCGGAACGCATTAATAGCCCCCGTTCCACGATTCGGAAGCCAAAAGAGCATCAACGGCCATAGGCATAACAACGGCCCCGGATTCGGTCGCCACCGCCTCCCGGTTTTCGTACCAACTAGCCACCAGCATTTTTACCGCGGCCCGGACCTGCGCCGGAACTTCCTCCGCCGTACGTAGGCCGGCCCAGAAGCGTATATAAACGCTGGACTCACAACAGACCCCAGGCCACCCCGAGCGGACCCGCAAGACGGCCGGCCAACAGTCATCATCGACCACGTAGGCCGTCACGGGAACCGGCGTTTTCACGCCGTCACCGTCCCGATGGTGAATCGTCACCGGGTAGTCTTCATCGACCAACAGCGGCGGCATCGGGAGCCGTATGCCCGCACAATCGCAGCCGCAGCCAACGCCCAAAAGCCGCGCCTGCCAATGCGTTGCCGTCAGCGTCGATCCCAACCGGCTTTCGACCATCCGCCGGGCCGCCGCAATCCAGGCCATTAGCTGTAAATCGTCATCCGCAACATCTAGCGGAATCCGCAAGTGTTCTTTCATCTGAAACAACGAAACCGGCTCAATCACCGGTTCCGCGATTCGGCGGAGGGAATCATAGGGGAGCGCCAATCGGGCCGAACACGCCATTCGTCAACGCTCCAGAAAAAGAGACCCCCCCGCGCCGCTTCCATGCGGCGCGGGGGGGCAATGAACCCAGACGAAAAATTACTTTGTCGAAGTGGTGGAAGATTTCGTCGTGGAAGTGACGGGGGCAGACTTTGCAGCCGGACCATCGGTAGCCAGCGGAGTCGCGCCAGTAGTTGTCAGCTTCGCCACGTAGCTAGGCGAATGGTTCGCCCAGGCATACCGGGCAGTTCCGACGAAAACCGTTTCGTCGTATTCGATGGCCCGCTCAGTCGATGCCCGAATCTGAAGCCCGGCCGGCTTATACCCAATGGCACAGGCCGAACCGAAATCACCATAGAGCGCCAGAACATCGGCCGGCAGATCCTGCGATTGATAGACCGGAGCCCCATAAACCACCGGGCGAACCGCGTCACCGATACTAGCGCCGATGGCCCCAGCGGCAACGCTCATAATCTGGCCCCAGCCGGCCGGGGAAACGACCCACGCACGGCTCCGGGCGTTCGGATTCACGCAAGAAACGACCTGCGCGAGAATCTGAGCGGACAGGGTTCCGGAGGACGAAACAATATTCGACGCTGGAACCATGCCGCAGAGCCCGCCGCCGGGGATGCCGGCCGCCACGTCACCCTGTAGCCACGTCTTATCAATCTTCCGAGCGAACGCGTATGCGAACTGAGCCGCCACAAGCTGCGCGACGGATACAAACGCGTCTTCCATCAATTCATTCGAAACCTGAGCCCGCGCGCCGATTTTCTTAAGATCGAGCGCCGCCCGCGTTCCGCCGCCGAACGTAACGGGCTGGATTTCGCAATTCTCCAGATAGAATTCCGCCTCTTGAATCATCTCCGCGACGGGAAGATACATTCCGGGGCCATTCACCGCGTAGGTGGAACAAACCTGGGTGGCAACAGACGAATAGGACAGGAGATTCAGAATCCCCCGGTAAATATCGTTGTAAACCAGTTCCGAGCCGCGGCCGTCATACGTAGGCGAAAGCTCGCCCATCGCATTCGGTTCCTCAGTTGGCGTTGTGAAATCGCCCCGCAATTCGCCGCGGGCCAACGCCCGGAGAAACCGGCCAGCCTTTGCCGCGTCTTCCGCGTTGTCGAAACCGTGAATCTTTCCGAGCGTCAACGCGGCCCGCCGGGCCATCGGGGCCGGGGCCGGGGCCGGGGCCGCCGGAACAACGCCCGAAGCGGTGGCCGCACTCCGGACCGCCTCCGCCTTGACCCGCGCGTCCGCGATTTTGTTTTCCATTGCCAGGGATGAACGCAACGAATCCAGTTCCGCCACCAGCGCATTCAGCTTTTCAGCCTGTTCGGTCGCGCCCGCCTCAACCGGCGTTGCCGATTCGACGGCCTCAATTTCGGCAAGTTTGGTATCGACTTCCTCGATGATCGCGGTCTGTTTCGAATTCGGCATTGCAAAAGCTCCCGGTTTTTACGCCGGGTAAACCTCCCGGTCCCCCGAAAGGTAAACACATTCCCGAACCCCTTGAATTAAACTATTCAACAGCGCGCCGAAATCGTTCGGAATTCCATTCGATGAACGCGGCCAGCTTTTCCGCGTCCGGATAGTTGGGGTCTACTTTCGCCGCAAGCGCCAACATTACGCGGCAATAGAATTCCATCTCTCGCGCGAAATCTTCCGTCTCCCCGCGGGCCGACAAGCCCAACTCCCGCCGCGCAAACGTGCCATGCACGTACGCTACCCATTCTTCAACAAGATAAATCGGTTCCGCGTCCCAATCCCGGCGCTGTTCCACTAGATACAGTTGATATATCCGCCCGCGTTGACTCTCCGGAATGGCCGCGGCAACGTCGCCAATCGTCAACCGCGGATGAGCGATAGAAACCGACCGGCCGCCCAAAAGATAGATCCCGTGAGCGCCCCGGACTTTCGGAACCCGAACGGATACCCCGTGCGTTCCTTCATGCGTCCATGTCACCAGATCGGTGGGGTCTGTTTGGTCCCGCCAATACTCTTGGTTCGGTAGCCGCGCGAGAACATCCGCCAGTACCGCGGGGCTCGACCGGACCGGCCGGCCCACAACAGACGGACCCGCCCAGAATTCAAGCGCGGCCGAACAACGGTCCGCCGGTTTCGACGGCTCGACAACCGGAACCCGCAACGCCGGCCGGATGGATAGCGCGAACGCCAGCGCAAACAACGCAAGCGCGAACCATCGCATACCGGCCCCCGACTATAGCCGCGGGGCTACTGTTTAGCGGCCCTATACGCGTCCCTGGAAGCCTCGACAGCGTTCCGCTTGATTGCATCCCCAATAGCCCGCCGGCCGAGCCGATAGGCTCTATGATCCAGCCGGGCCGCTTCCTGCGTTTCGTGCATTTCCTTTCGAGCGTCTCGCAACTGACCAAACAACGCCGGGGGCTCTGCGCCCGCTCCAGGGGCCGCGGCCGCCATAGGGGGGCAATTGCCATTCTGACAATTGCCGCTCTGGTAATTGCCGCCGGCATCGCCGCCGGCATCGCCAATAATGACCCGCATATCAAGCGGAACGTTGATCCGGAAACGTTCCTCAATCGGTGCCGCCGCCCGCATTTCCGGGGCAGGGGCCGGGGCCGGAACGTAATCCGGAACCGGGGCAGGGGGTGGGGCCATTTCAACCACCCGCGTTTCCACCGGAACCGCCGGGGCCGACCGAGTGGAACCGCCAGCCGAACCATTGCCGGCCGAAGTTTGAACAGACCCGCCAGCCGAACCGAAACCGGCAGACCACCGGGGGGAACCGCCGGAATAACCGTTGACCGGGGCAGGGGCCGAACGCGTTGAACCGCCCGCCGAACCATTGCCCGCGGCGGCCGCCAGACCCACCACAAAAACAGAGCCGACAACAGCGGCCGCGAACAGGCCAAACACGTTTTTCATAGCGTTCCCTATCGAAATGATTGCGTCCAGTAAAGCCGGCCGTCTGCCGACCGCGAACAACCTACCCCGATAGTTCCCGCCCTTGAATTCAGAATGTTTTTGCGGTGCCCAGGCGAATTCATCCACGCCCGCATAACCGACTCCGGGGAATCTTGCCCATACGCCACATTCTCCGCGTACCCGTTTTTCGAATGCGACATTCTCCGCCGCGCGGCTTGTTGTTCGCTCCAGCTTCTCGAAACATCCATAAGAACGGGGGATGTTTCGAGCGGCGCGAGCCCCCGCCGCGAACGTTCATCATTAACCAGCGAAACCACCCGCATTTCCGCGACCGATCCCGCCGGCCGCGCGACCGTTTTCGGCCGGTCCGGAACCGTTGTGGTTTTCGCCACCGTCCACGGCGGCGGCGGGTCCGCCCGCAACGCCGGAACGCCGGCCGCCGGCGCGACAATCAACAGAGCCGCGCCGGCCGTTTGCCAAGCCCTAAGCCTCATCCCGCAAGTTGTCAGCATAAACCACCGCTAGTAAGAGTTCCCGACACATTCCCTGCGCCTTGGTGTTCCCGTGTTTCTCGAAACGGTCTTTCAGTTCCAAGATTTCCTGTACCGTCTTCCGTTCAAATTCACGCCGCGTCGATACCGGAACCCGACCAACCGTAGACGCAAGCCACGCCCCGAATAAATGCAACGCCCACGGCGTTAGAAGAATCAAAACGCCCACGCTCGCGATAATGTTTGCCGGCGTCAGGTAGCTCATCCGCGGCCAGCCTTTCGCATAGCTTGCCGCTTTGCCGCTTCCGCCTTAACCCGCGCCGCCACCGACCGGGCAACCACCCGCCGCCACGATTCCCCGTCGCCGGACCGGGCCGCGGCCAATTCCTGCCGAATCGTCCGCCCGCGGAATTCTTCCACCGACCGCAACGCAACAGACGCGTCTAGATATGCGCCGGTCGTGACTAGGGAAACGTCGTACAGGCCCGAAACCGCCCGTATGGTCCGGATAGTCTGGCCGGAATCGTCATACGAATAGGTTTCATCTTCCGGACTGACCGAGAACGCGAACGAACTTCCATAAACGTCACCGCGAGCCACCAGGGAAGCCAGATCGCGGGCTAATTGGGTATCCGGGGGCTCGATTTCGAATGCCAGCCCCCGCGCATCGCTCGAAAGGGTAAGCGTTCCGCTAGACGTTCGCCCCAATAGCTGGCCGGGATCATGGTTCCAAAGCGCCACGCAATCGGAAGCCCTCCGGGCCGCGGCCGATGGCCGGCCCGGACCGTCGAATTTTCGCGATAGGACCGCATCAAAAGCGCCCGGCAAGAGGATTTCCCGAAACCCCCCCAGATCCTGCGATAGTGAATCGTAAACGGCCGCGTACCCGCGAAACATTCGCCGGCCGTCGCCGCGTTCCTCAACCGTCACCGGGTCGCCAAAATCTCGCCGTTCCATCGTTGAACCCCTGTTTCTATGCCGGGACCGCCGCCGCCGCCGGGACCGCGCCCGCTACCATGATTTCCACTAGGCCCGAATCCATTTCCGGAAACGTTGCCGATATGAGCGCTTCCGCGCCGATTGCCGACAGCGTTCCAGCGCTCACGGCCGCCAGTATTTCGAGAACGGCCGCCGATGAACCGCTTTCCGGCTTGCCCGCTTCCCCAACAATGGCCGGCAGCGGCGCGAGATTGTTCGCCGGCAGATAATACTGATCCGCTCCCGAGGACGGGATCGGCGGCATATCCTCCAGCCGCCGAATATCGTTCGGGCTCAACACGCCCAGGCCGGCAAGCGCTCCATAGTAGGCCGACCGGGCCGAGGAATCCCCGCGCAGCATCCCGCGAACGTCAAGGCTAATCGAATAGCCCGGCATCCCACCCAGTAGCGAACGCGTGAAGGCCGATTCGACCCGCCGGCACCATGCCACCAGCGTATTTTGAAGGAAAGATAGTTGTTCCTGTTCGGCATTCGAAAACGTTGAACGGCTGTTTTCCCCGATCATTGAACAGGGAACGCGCATCGCCCTCGCGATTTCCTGCACAAGAAAGATCCGCATCTCGATAAGCTGCGCGGATTCGTTCGAAGCCCCGGATAATTCCTTGAGCGTAACGCCGTTCGGGAGGATGGCCGTACGGCCCGCGTTCGCGCTCCCGCGGTGCATCCGTTCCCAATCATCCCGCAGCGCCGCCTGAGCCTCCCGCGGGATCGGCAGCGCGGATTCCATCACGATCCCCGGCCTCGCGTCGTTTTCCCAAAACTTCTGCGCGTAGCTATCCATCGACCGCGCCAGCTTCAACACGCCGGCCGACAACGAAAGCGGAACCATGCCCATAATTCCATCATCCGACAGAAACCGGATATGAATTACGTCTTCCTCCCGGTATTCATGCGTTTCGAAACCGGGTTCCCGATGAACGTACAACAGCGCGTTGTTTTTGAGCCGTTTAAGCTCCACATGCGCCGGGTGCATGACCCAGATTTCGGTAACGTTCCCCGAGCGGTCGAAAACCTTTCTGGCAAACGCGTTGCCCCAGGTAGCCGTATGCGCCACCATCGTTTCCAGTAGCTCGTACGATGACTGCCACGGGTTCGGCCGGGAATGCAGAACCGCGTAAAGCGGATTGTCTGTAGCCCGTTCCTTTGTCCCGTCCGAATTCACCCGCATAAGGTGGAACGGTAACTGCGCGACCCCCTCCGCCAGACAGCGAACACAGGCCAGGAATGCCGATACTTGCAGCGCGGTAACGGGATTCGGACTTGCCACCCCGCCGAAACTATCGCCCCAATTAATCGGGGGCAGCGTCGTTCCGCCCCAGGCGGACCGCATTTCCCGTAGATCGTAATCTCCGCCGCCGGCCGGCTCCGCCAAAAACCCGATCATAGCCTTATCAGTTCCCATGAATCGGCCGCCTTCACTTGAGCCGTACTATGCAACCCTAAGGCCATAACCAGCGCGACAATACCGTCTATCTTTTCCCGTGACGCTTTTTTCGAAGGCCGGATATTGCCGTTCGAATCCTCTTGAACCGCGACATTCCCGGCCATCCATGCCAGAACCGGGGAAACCATCCGGATTTTCTGCCCGACTACCAGCGTTTCCAGAAGTTTTGAAGGGGCCGATAAAGAACCAAAAGACTGTGAGAAACCATAGACTTCCGTTCCATCCCCTTGAATTTGCGTCATGGTTGCAGCCGCGTTCCAGCGGTCCGCCGCCAGCCCAAGAACGCGATGTTCCGCCGCATATTCGCGGATATGCTGCAACACCACCCCGTAATCGCATATATCCCCGTCTGTGCCGATTATCCAACCCTCGCGCAGCCACTGCGCGTACGGGATCCGGTCTTTTAGTTCGCGTTCCGCGGCATTCTTCCGGGGAATGAAAAACCGGCAATCAACGTCAAACGTGCCATCGTCAGACGGAAACAGCGCGACTAGAGCCGTAATGTCATACGTACTCGCGAGATCCAGCCCCAGATAACACGGCCGGCCGGCCAGCGGAACCGGCGGCGGAATGTTCCCTAGCGCCCAGGTTTCCGGAGAGAACCAACGAACGTCCGATTGTGTCGGAACGTTCATCCGATACCGCAACCATGAATTCAAGGCCGCCGGCCGCGACCGGGCCTCCGCGGCATCCGCCGCGAAAGATTCCTCCGATACCGTGATGCCGAGCGACGGATTCGCCTGTTTCCAGAGTTTAGGATCGAAATACTTTTCCGGGTCCGCCTGTTCCGGGGCCGCGTAGACTTTCCCGAAAAACGTAGGATCGGTTTCCGGGTCCGCCTGGACCCGTTCGGCATACTGCCATTGATCCCACCAGATAGCATTCGGGCCGCGGTCAAAGCCCGCCGTCGAAATGCTTATCAACAGACTTTGCCGCCGGGCCGCCCCCGCATACCTTAAAGCGTCAAAGAGGCGGCGGTCCCTTTGGGCGTGTAGCTCATCGAAAAGTATGGCACTCGCGTTGATGCCTTCCGCTCTGAAATTGTCGCCGGAAAGAACGGAATACCGGGAGAAACTTTGCCGGTGAATGATCGTGTTCCGGCTTTCGACTACCTCCAGATTCCGCGAAAGGTACGGGCTCCCCTTTGCCAGGGCAAAACATTCCCGCGCGATAATCCCCGCCTGGAATCGGTCCGCGGCGGCCGAATAGACTTCCGCGCCGGGCTCCCCGTCCGCGAACAAAAAAAAGAGCGCCAGCGCCGAAAGTAGCGTGGATTTTCCTTGTTTTTTCGGAGTGAATATCGCCGCCGTGCGATACCGCCGCCGCCCCTCTGGATCGACCCAACCGAAAAGCGGTTCCAGAATGTCGTGACGCTGCCAATCCATCAACCGGAACGGTTCGCCGGCCCATTGCCCTTTCGAGTGAATACAGAATGTCTCTATGAACTTACAGACCCGATCCGCTTTCCGTTGGTCGAATATGAACCCCGGAACGTATTCCGGCCGATCATAGCCCGCGGGCCGGTTTTTCGGCGGCCGGCCGCGCCGCTTTTTAGCTGGCAATCCGGCCATAGGCTATTCATGCCTCCCGAAGGAATTCGGCCATAGGATCGGATTCGGTTTCCCGTACGGTGGCGCTCGACCGGCTTGCGGGAGTCAGTCCAAATTCGCATTCCAGCCGAATCAATTGAACGTTGTATTGAATCAATAACAGCGTTTCCGGCCGGGGGGCAATTACGCCGGACGGTTTTTCGTATGTCTGGCCGAGCGTCTGGACGATCTGGTAACAGGCCCACCAGAGCGCATAGACCCGACAATACCGCGCCCATGTTTCGCGTTCCGACTCCCCCCAGACCCGCATGGTCGAAAGCATCGGAACCGACTCAATCCATTTCGCCAGCGCCGCGCCGGTTAGATCCGGCGGAGCATCCGCCCCCGCCGCGGCGGATTTTGGCGAACGCTTTTCAATGTCGCCTAGGTTCTCTTGCGACGGGTTGCCTTTAAGGATCTTGAGAACCAGCGGAGTAGCCCGCGGGCCGCGCTTTCCCATTGTTTACTTTCCCAGAGTAGTTCCGATTTCCGAATAAAGGATAAAGGAAATTACCGGAACGCTCAATTACCCCCAGACATTTGTACGCCGGGAAGCCCGAGGTTTTGGATAGGGGAGGGTTTTGAGCGGCCGGCCCCCCCCTACCTCCGCCGCTGTTGTTCATCGCGGATTTTCCGCCCGTGGCACACGTTACACCGGACTGCCAGATTCTCCGGGGCATCCGTTCCACCGTCTTTGAGCGCGCGTATGTGATCGACTTGAGCGGCAAGCCCGACCACCACCCGCGAACAATCGGCGCAGGTATAAGCATCGCGAACCAATATCTTTTGCCGCAGCCTCCGCCATTGCGGGGTTAGATAGTGCGCGTTGTGCCCGGCCGGCCGCGCTTTCGTTCGTAGCCGAGGGGGCCGGTATGCCGGGCAACGCTCAGGCATTGCCGCGAACCGCCGCCAAGGCCAGATCCTGTTCGGCTTGCAGGGCCGCTTCCTCCGCGGCCGTGTCTTCCAAGACCTCGATCATTTCTTCCACCTCCGCCGTACAATCCGGCGTTGCCGGGTAGACGGGTGGGGGGCAGACCATTTCCGGAAACGTTCCATCATCCATAGACCAACCCTTTCGATTACCATGCCGCCAACGCAACCCGCCGCCACGTATTCGCCGCCACGCATACATAGAGAAACCCGGCATCGTACCGAACGCTTCCGGCCGTGCCCGGAGCCGCCGCGCTGGCCGGCGTTGCCGCCACGATCCCCGCCACCGCAGACGCTGGTATGGATCCCGCCGCGAACGAATGCGCCGCGCCGGTCGCCGTGATATTGCCGACCACCTCCAGCGCGCCGCGTACCTTTGCCGCGCCGCCGACTTCCAGGGGAACCGTAGGGGTAGACCAACCTACCCCGAGATTCCCGGCAAAGTATGAATCCGCCTTACTGACGCTAGACAGGGCAAAGGAATTCGCGGCTTTCGGGATCGTGTCGGCAATGGATATGCCGATATTGTTCGTGCCTCCAGACGCTTGCGCCTGAATGGCAATGTTTGTAGTGGCAACGCCCAACGCCCTAGCGTCAACGCCAATGCCCGTGCCGACTGTTCCCGAGGATTCCGCATAGATCCCCGTGATGGATCCGGTTGTGGCCGAACCGCCTTTACATACCGCGACGATTCCCGCGCCCGTTTGACCAGCGCCAGCGCCGGAAACATTAAACGTGCCGCCCGTGCCCGATTGCGAACGGGTAACAGATAGCCCGTCCAGGATCGTAGTGTATCCCGTTGTCGCAACCTTAAAGTTATCAGTACTGATATTGATAGAAACCGCATTCGTTGCCAACGCGTCAAGCGTTACCGCCGCCGATTTCGAGCCATCCGGGGAAACGGACCCGAGCGTCAACCTAGTATCCGGTGGAAGTGTTGCCGTGCCCGCAGAAAGTACCTGCGCCCGCAACAAAGCCCGCTGATTGAGTGTGGACGGCGTGTATGTGCCGACCGAATTGAATCGAATGATGCCCAGTTCATCACCCACCGCTACCGCTGTTGGCGCAGTAATGGTTCCACGGGAGCGCCGGATGGTGAAATTAGGCCCGTTCCCTTGATCCCCTGAGCCCTCAAATAGAAACAGGGGCCGGGCATTTTCGACCGCGACCGTGAATGAAGTTCCAGCCGGGGGCTTTATCGCCAGTGCCCCCGTCATCGTGTCGCCCGTGACGTTCACGTAACGGGTATCTAACGTCGTTTGCGAAACGTGAATCAACCCGTCTGTGCCAATCGTCGCGACGTTCGCCGCGTCGATAGAAACCGCCGTTGGCCCAGCCGGGCCGGGAACACCTTGCGGCCCGCGCATGGATTCCCAAGCCGCGCCGCTCCAAACGTATAGCTCCGTTGCCATTCCCGGCCCCTTTCCTTTCGAGTGATTGAACCGCCCAGACTATTTGACGATCCAGAGCGCGCCGGGGGCAATCGGAACGGGTTCCGTTAGTTGTACGTAGACTTCGTTGTTCCGGCCCGCGGGGCCGACCTCACCCGCCGGACCCGCCACGCCCGCCGGCCCCTGTTCGCCGGCAACGCCGGCCGGACCCTGTTCCCCGGCAACGCCAGCGGAACCCGCCGGACCCGCGATACCTTGCGGCCCCTGGATCGACCCGCCGGATACATAACTATCCGTTACCGAATCATAAACCCAGAAACTATCATCCGCCTGGACAATGTAGCTATCACCCTGCGCGGCCGGTTTCGGCAGATCGGCTTCCGTTGCCACCTCGCCGCGGAAGTTAATCCCGAGCCCCGCGGAGCCCTGAATACCCTGTTGACCGGCCGGCCCCTCCGGACCCGCTGGCCCCGCCTCGCCGGCCGGACCCGCCACGCCTTGAATTCCTTGCGCGCCGGCCGGACCCGCGGGGCCAATTTCGCCAGCCGGGCCAGCGCTTCCAGCCGGGCCGGCATCGCCAGCCGGGCCGCGGATGCTCACCCAGGCCACGCCGTCATATACCAGAACGTCTTGTGTATCAGCCATCGCTAGACCCTTCGCTTTCTCAAAATTGGATATTTCGCCCGCCGATACGTTACCGACGATGACAAACGCCCATATTCAACCCGCTTTACCAACGGAACCCGTTCCAGACCCGCCAATAGCCATACATCCCCCTTTGCCGGCCCCGTAGGTTCCGACAATTGGGGTCCAAATACGTCGATGGAATCTCCGGGCGGCCCAGGCGGACCCACAGCGCCGCCGGCCGTACCCGCCGCGGCAATTTCTTGCCACGTAGTACCATCCCAGAAATAAAGTGAATTCGCCATTCGTCACGGCCGGGGCTGGATATAAAATTCGATCTTGCGGCGGTCGCGGCCGGGAACGTTCGATAAATCCTCTAGCGTACAATCCAGCTTCGAATATCCGTTTGCCGTGAATGTCTTCGAAAACGTCCGCGGAACGTAGCCGTTTCGCGGGATCTGGACGCATTGAAACATGAAAACTTCTTCCGGATCGGTAGGGGCACCGATTCGCGCGGAAAACTCGACTTCATACCCCGGCTTATAAACAACGTCGCAAGCGTACAAATACGGGGGCTCCGCGGCGGCCGCTTCTTCCCATACCAATTTCCAAGCGCCGCCCGCGAGAACATACATTTTCTTTGGCGCGACCCATGCGCCGCCGACCAAAACCCCTTTCGGGGCCGCGGGTTTCCATGCTCCGGCGTTGAGAACTTGAACGGCCATCAATATTCAACCCATAGGGTTCCCGCGTTTAGACCCGTTACCGCAGGGGCCGCGCCGCCGGCCGCCTGAGCGATGACCCGCCCGTCTACATAATCCCGCCGGACCGCTTCGCCGGCCGCGGGAGCCGTCGCGGGTAGCTCAACCATGCCCGTCGTTAGAATCTTTTCCGCAGTCGAGCCGCGCCGCAAAACGGGGCCACCAGTGCCGAACCGCAGAGCGTCACCGGTTCCGCGTACGTCAAGAACAACGCCTACCGTGACGGTGGCCGAACCGCAGTTTATAAGATTCGTTGAACCGCTCCGGATTGCGATTCCACCAGAACCGCCCATAATCGCGAACGTCGTTCCGGCAACCAGCATAAAGTTTACGCCGGACGGGGCCGTTATAGTCCCCGTCATCGTGCCGCCGGCCGTCTTGAGAAACTGTGTCGCGCCGGAAATCGCACCGGATACCGCACCATCGACATACTTTTTATTTGTCAGTTCATTGTCAGCGGAGGGGGTAAACGGCGTTGACGGATTCGCCCCGAGGAATTGAACCTGTGCCGTATCGGGGGCGGCCACGAACGCTTGTTTACCGCCCGGCATATACAGGCGGTAATAAGCGCCATCGTAGTACGTGTAAACATCGGTTCCGTTAAATCCGGCGGGGCCGGCGTTTGGCGCGTACCTCAACGGCCCGTTCATAACGTCGCCGGCTTTGTTAACGTAGTTGCCCGCTAGACTCGCGGAACAAACTCCGTTTGCGTCAATCGCCAGACCGTTGCCGATTTTGATACCGCCCAAAATGGCCGCGCTCGCTTTGGGGAGCGTGTAGTCTGTGCCAGCCGCGGCGCTAATCGTGCCATCGGCCGCGACCGTGATACCGGGGCCGATTTTCACGCCACCCAATACGCTCGCCGTTGCAATAGCCGTAGGCCCGGCCGGGCCAACTGGACCCGCCGCGCCATCCTCGCCCGCCGGACCCGCCGGCCCCGCTGGCCCCACGCT